GGATCAAGGATTTCACTGACTATCTGGTCCTAGGCGATGATATTGTTATCGCTTCGGAAACCGTTTATCGTGAGTATCTCATCCTTATGGGATATCTAGGGGTCGATATTAGCACCCGGAAGTCAGTTTTACCAACTGAACTTTCTGGATGTGAATTCGCCTCAAAATATATCTATAAGGATGGGAATATCTCTCCGTTACCGGCAGGGAATCTCTTCGTGCGAACAATCGGAAGATTGTTCAGCCTTTGGGATGCCTTGTTGGAACGAAGGGTAGCGCTTGAGCAAAACTCAGGTGTACACACGGGTCCCGATTTTAAGGATTCCTTTCCTCTGGCTAAAGGAGCCATTGGATGGGAAGAGTTAAGAACGCTCTGGGGTCGTTGGTATCTATACCGTCAGGTATATGAACCTTCGACTCCAAAGTCTTCGAGCTGGGAGGCCCCGAAAGGGTGACCTCTTTGCGATGAAGATCTTAGCACTCTATGATGTTCTACACCAATAGAGTGATTTAGACGTTTGGCGGACCGGATGCGTGCTGAAGAGGCACGACATCTTCGCCGCTCTCTTAACTTGGTAACTAAATATGCCTTTGATAATTCGATCCTAATAAAATCGATTATCTCTGGTATACCTCGTTACCTCCTAAAGGCGGGATTAGACCTTAACGGTTGGGAGGAGATAGCTATCTTATTGTCTTCACCCTTCTACTCTCTACAGAGAGAATTGGAGGATGGGACAATGAGAGTAACTATCTCCCGCGCAAGTGGACGATCAGACCTCTGAGATAATACAATGCATTCACTTCCAATAGGTGTGTCTGCAAAACTATTATCAGGAGACCTAATTCTAGGGGCCAGGGAGCTAAAGATGTTCGGAAGAGCATCTATGGCTGCCTGGTCCCCACTCAACCTATTACAGGGTAAGAGTGATCTTGATTCCCGTAAGCGGGTTTCTCGATTAGAGGGGCGTCTCCTCTTTGCTTATCAATTGATAATCAAAGCCAGGGGTCTGGGTTCGCGTCACAAACGCCTACCAGGTCGTCAACCTAAGTAGTGGGTTAAGTTTTTCTGTAAGTGCAGATTTGGTCAATCTGCACTTGGTTGGGGGTTCCCGATAAAAGGGAACTCCCCCTCCG